TGACAACATCATGCCCCTGCCTTACAAGGAACCCAGTCAGGTTCTGTTGGCTCTGTTAAACCAGATCACAGAAGAAGGCCGTCGCCTTGGTTCTATTGCAGATATAAACACCAGCGACATGGGCGCTAACGCCCCAGTAGGAACAACACTAGCCTTGCTGGAGCGTCAACTCAAAACCATGAGTGCGGTGCAGGCCCGTGTCCATTACTCCATGAAGCAGGAGTTTAAACTGCTCAAGGAGATCATCCGAGAATACACTCCCAAGAGCTACCCCTACACCCCAGAAGGCGGCGACCGCAAGGCCAAGCAGGCCGACTATGACTTGGTAGAGATCATCCCTGTATCAGATCCCAATAGCACCACAATGGCTCAGCGGATCATGCAGTATCAGGCAGTGATTCAGCTCTCTCAGGGCGCACCACAGATCTACAACCTGCCCCAACTGCACCGTCAGATGATTGAGGTTCTAGGTGTTAAAAACGCCGACAAGCTGGTTCCAATTGACGATGACATGAAACCCCGTGACCCAATCTCGGAGAACATGGCGTTTTTAAATGGCAAGCCAACAAAAGCCTTCATGTACCAAGACCACGAGGCTCATATTGCTGCCCATACAGCATTTATGACCGACCCGCTGATTGCTCAGACTATCGGACAGAACCCACAAGCTTCCCAAATTGGCGCGGCAATACAGGCTCACATTGCAGAACACCTTGGCTACTCCTACCGCCAGAAAATACAGGAGCGTCTGGGCGTTACCCTGCCGTTGCCTGATGCAGACATTCCGCCAGAGATCGAAGTCCAGTTGTCACAGGTCGTGGCTCAGGCTGCACAACAGCTTAAAGCCATAAATTCTGCCCAACAGGCCCAGCAGCAAGCTGCCCAGCAGGCCCAAGATCCAATTATCCAGATGCAGATGCAAGAATTGCAGCTCAAAGGTCAGGAAGTGCAGATAAAAGGCAAGAAAGTGGACGCAGATATTGCGCTGCAGCAACAAAAACTGCAAATTGAAGCGCAGAAAAATGCTCCGCAGCAGCCACAAATGCCCCAGCAACCTGATCCAAGGATGATTGCTGCACAGCAACAAGCTCAACAGGCGCAACAGGCTCACCAACAACAGCTAGAAGTCCAAGCTGCACAGGCTTTAGCCCAACAACAGGCCCAAAGTCAGGCCGCAGCCCGCCAAGAAGAGCTTCACCGCCAGCAATTGCTCCATAAACAGCAAGCCCACCAGCAAAAATTGATTCTTGACGCTCAAAAAGCTGCTTTAAACAAGAAAAAGGACTGATAAATGGAAAACGACGCAATGAGTCTGCTGCTAAAGCACATGGAAGACGACAAAAAGAGCTTAATTTCCGCTTTGTCTGACGGTGTTGCCAAAGATTATGCTGAATATAAGCATATGTGCGGGCAAATTATGGGTATATCCAAGGCCCAGCTCTGCGTAAGCGAGATGAATAAACGTCTACAAAACGACGAAGACGATTAATAGGATGGGCTTTTTCTGGGGTTGCCCGCCAACTAGCAAAAACCCCATGCTTTAAAAAGGAAAATTATGTCAGAGATTCTGATTGGGCATTCGCTTGAGCAACTTGGGGACGTTTCAGTTCTCCCCGGAACCGCTGAAGAAAAAGCCCGGCAAGTGCCAGATCCCTCCACTTACCACATTCTTTGTATGCTCCCCAAGGCAGAAGAAGAATTAAGCCCTAGTGGACTTGTAAAAACAGCCACAATGATGCACCACGAGGAGCTACTCTCCCCCGTGTTATTCGTTGCAAAGCTTGGCCCGGATGCGTTTAAAGACGAAAAGCGTTTCCCCAGTGGCCCAAGCTGTAAGGTTGGCGACTTTATTCTCACCCGTCCTAATACCGGAACCCGGATGAAAATCCACGGAACTGAATGGCGGCTTATTAATGATGACTCGGTAGAAGCGGTGGTGCAAGATCCCCGTGGAATCCAGCGTCCGTAAGGAGAATATATGGCTGAAATTGAAAAAACAGAATTTGAGTTTCCGGACGAAGCAGAAAATAATCCCCGCAAAGGCGGACGGGTTGTTGAGCCAGAGCCTGAAGTTGAAATTGTTGACGATACCCCTGAAAAGGATCGCAACCGCACCCCATTAACTGAGCCACCAGAGCCGGTAACAGAAGATGAGTTGGCTAAATATACCGACCAAAAGCTAAAAACCCGACTTGCTCATATTAATAAGGGCTACCATGAAGAACGCCGTGCTAAAGAAGCTGCTCTCCGCGAGCGGGAAGAAGCCCTACGCATGGCTCAAGCAGTGGTTGAGGAGAATAGAAAACTCCAAGGCTCTCTTGCCAGTAACCAGACGGTTATGCTTGACCAAGCCAAAATGGTTATCTCCAAAGAAATTGAAGATGCCAAGCGGGAATATAAGCAAGCTTATGAATCTGGTGACTCCGACGCAGTATTGGCTGCACAAGAGAAACTCACTGAAGCTACTATCCGGGCAGATAAAGTCCGTAATTTTAAACCGCCCCCTTTACAGGAGCGGGAAAATGTAGTACAAACCCCCCAACAGGTTCCACAAGCTCCTCCAGTGGATACCAAAACACGCGACTGGCATGAGCAAAATTCGTGGTTTGGTACTGATCGAAAGATGACTGCTTATGCTCTGAGCATCCATGAAGATCTGGTGGAATCTGGAGTAACTCCGTCAAGTGAGAAATACTTTCAAACTATAGACGCAGATATTCGTAAGAGGTTTCCTGAAGCATTTGATGGCGATGAAGCTAATACATCTCAACGCCGGTCTAATGTGTCACCTGCGACCCGTAGCACTGCGCCCCGTAAAGTCGTGCTTACACAATCACAGGTAAATATCGCCAAGCGGCTGGGAGTTCCTTTGGAACTGTACGCCCGTAAGGTTGCTGAAGAAATGAGGAAATAAAAATGGCTGAAATTATTCGTGATAAACGTGAAACTGAAACCCGTGCTGCTTCGACCCGCCCTGCGCGTTGGATGCCACCCCAACTTCTACCCGACCCTAATCCGGAACCCGGGTATGCATTTCGTTGGATTCGGTTATCTGTATTAGGTAAAGATGATGCCACTAATGTTTCGTCAAAGTTACGCGAAGGCTGGGAGCCTGTAAAAGCTTCTGATCATCCCGAGGTACGTCTGTTTGGTCAAACTAAAAATGACTTCCCAGATAGTATTGTTGTGGGTGGTTTGATGTTATGCAAAACCCCAGTGGAGTTTACTGAGCAACGTGATGCATATTTTGCCCAACAGGCAGAAAATCAAATGAACTCAGTCGATAACACTTATATGCGAGAAAGTGACCCACGGATGCCGCTTTTTAAAGAGCGTTCTTCCAAAGTTACTTTTGGTAAAGGTATTTAATTTTTAGGAGTCTTTTATGGCTTATCCGACGATCTCGGCCCCATACGGGCTGAAGCCGGTCAACCTAATTGGTGGACAGGTCTTTGCGGGTTCTACTCGCAATTTCCCCATTCCCTATAACTACAGCACTGCCATTTATTATGGTGACGTTGTAGCTATTGCGCGTGGGTTCGTAGCACCGTTTGCTGGTACGACTACTATGAATAGTCAGATCATCACTGGTGTGTTCTTGGGTTGCTATTACACCAACCCCACAACTAAGCAGCGTCAATACGCCCAGTACTACCCCGGTAGTGTTTTGGCTGGCGACATCACTGCTATCGTTGCTGACGATCCTGATACAGTGTTCCAAGCTGCTGTTTGCCCCGCATCCAGCACCACCGTTACTAGCGGTAGCTACGCACTTGTTGGTCAAAATGCTCCTCTGGTGCAAAACACTGGCAGCGCAACCACCGGTAACTCGGCAGTTGCAGTCCAGTCGCAAGCATCTGTTGGCGGCAACTCTGCTTATCCTGTGCGTATTGTTGGTGTCGTTCCTGATACCGCCGTCGCTCTGGGTACTGCAACCTACAGCAGCATCTCCACTGCAACCATCACCACTACCGCAAACGTTACGTTCGCAGTTCCCGTGGGTACTGATGTTGCTTGGCTTGCTCCTAACGGTTCGTTGGTGGAGACTGGCTCCTTCGTCGCTACGGCTATCACAGCAAACAACACGACTTCGGTTGTGCTGAATGCTGCACCGCAGCAAACTATTGGCTCTTCTGCAACCTTGGTATTTACTCAGTATCCTGAAGTTTTGGTGAAAATCAACTTCGGTAACCACCAGTATTACTACGGCACTGCTGTTTAAGGAGTAACTCAAAATGGCTATTTCACGCGCACAACTACTTAAAGAGTTGCTCCCCGGTCTGAATGCTTTGTTCGGTCTGGAGTACGCCAAATACGGCGAAGAGCATAAAGAGATCTACGAAACCGAAACTTCGGAACGTAGCTTTGAAGAAGAGACGAAACTGTCTGGTTTCTCTGCTGCACCTGTTAAAAACGAGGGTTCTGCCATCGCTTATGACAATGCACAAGAAGCATGGACTGCACGTTACAACCACGAAACTATCGCGATGGGCTTCTCCATCACGGAAGAGGCTGTGGAAGATAACCTGTATGACTCGCTGTCTTCGCGCTACACCAAGGCTTTGGCTCGCGGTATGGCTTACACCAAACAAGTTAAAGCAGCTTATGTGTTGAATAACGCATTCAGCTCTAACGTTGTTTACGGTGACGGCGTATCTCTGTGCAACACAGCTCACCCGCTGGTTTCCGGCGGCACTAACAGCAATCGTCCTTCTACCGGCGCTGACCTGAATGAGACTTCGTTGGAAAACGCAGTTATTCAGATCGCTGGCTGGACAGATGAGCGCGGTTTGCTGATCGCTGCTAAGCCCAAGAAATTGGTCGTTCCTCCTAGCCTGATGTTCGTCGCTACCCGCCTGCTGGAAACAGAACTGCGCGTTGGTACTACCGACAATGACATCAACGCTTTGAAGAACAATGGTTCGATTCCTGAAGGTTACACCGTTAACCACTTCTTGACCGACACCAATGGCTGGTTCTTGATGACTGACGTACCTAACGGTCTGAAGCACTTCGTTCGTACCCCGCTGCAAAACAGCATGGACGGCGACTTCGACACCGGTAACGTGCGTTACAAGGCTCGCGAGCGTTATTCGTTCGGCGTGTCTGATCCGCTGGGAATCTTCGGATCCCCCGGTTCGTCCTAAGCTGGTTTAAACCCGCTTAAAGAGGCTCCTTCGGGAGCCTTTTTATTTGTTTAAATCATTGCACAGACCAAAAAAAGGTGGTATAAACACACTAATCCGGGCTTTCCGGTGCATCAAACAGTCCCGGCTGACGACATACCGATTGATGCACCTAACTTGTATGTAAGGAATTATCATGGGATTCGCAACTCACCTCGGCCCTTGGCTGCTCGGCACTGTTAAAAACACAACCGGAACTACCGCTGGAACCATCCAGAACACTGGCACTGCTACTGTTTCTCAAACCAAAAAGATTGATTACACAGGTTCCACTGTAGCTTCGGGTACTACAACTGTATTGTTTACTATCCCCGCTGGCTCACAAATCGTCAATATTTTTATTGATACTTTGGTTGCATTTACCGGATCTACCGCAGCTAACGTCGTAATTGGTACATCTGCCTCTACCGCACTGTTCTGGGCTTCTTCTGATATCACATCGCAAGGCCGTCTGGCTAATACCAACGCTGCTGCCAAGCTGGTTAACTGGGCTGGCGCAACAAGCACTGCTTCTCCCAATGGAATTGGTGTTGGCGCTACAGACGTTATTATCCAAGCAGTTTTGTCGCCTACTGTCGCTACAGTAACCGCAGGAACTGTACAGTTCACTATTGTTTATGCTGTTGCTGACTCCACTGGAGCGCAATCTCCTTCTCCTAGCCAACAGTAATTAATCTCAGGGGCTTCGGCCCCTGCTTTATAGGAGATTGATTATGAATCAAACCAATGTAAAACAAGCGCATATAAACGGTAGCGGGTTTTTGGTGCTTGGGCGTAACCGTGTTAAAGGCATTTCCTATGTTGGGGGCGCAACTGCTGGTTATGTTGCTTTGTTTGATACAACCACTGCTCCAGTAACAACTGGAACTTATGGGCGTAGCGGATATACAGTTACTATTACACAAACATCGCATGGATTAGTAACCGGACAAGTAATTGGTATTGACTTTGCTGCTGGTACAGGTGGAACGGCTACCAATGGCAACTATCCAGTTACTGTTCTAACATCCAGCACATTCACCATTACAGACATCAATACCGGCTCTATTACTGCTGGTGCAGCAATGGTGTATTCAGACAAGTGGTTGTTAAGCTATGATGTTTCTGCTACTGATGTTTTTAACAATTCCCCATTCATTCCTGATGACGGAGTTTTGGCAGTTAATGGTATCTATGCACAAATCTCCAACTTAACAGCAGTGAACATATACTATGGCTGATAAGAGCTTCAACTTGGCGGGACGCAAACTGATGATTGCGATCCCATGCTATGACGGCAAAGTCAATATCCGGACTGCGTTTGCCTTAGCTGAGCTTTACCCCAAGTTGGATAAGATGGGTGTCCAGATGCACTTGGTACACCTGTCTGGCTGCTCCATTATTTCCAAAGCCCGCAACAAGCTTGTACGGAACTTTATGGAGTCTGACTGCACAGATTTTTTATTCGTAGATGCAGACGTAATTATTAATGTTGAAGCTGTAACTCGTTTGCTGGCTTTGTCTTCAGATAAAGATGTAGTTGCAGGAACATATCCGCGCCGTGCAGATGATGCCAAATTCTTCCTTGACTTCTATTTAGGTGATGACAAACAACTAGAGTTTGATGAGAACGGCTTGATGCGTGTTGAGAGCGCCCCAACAGGATTCATGCTTATCCGCCGCCATGTTATTCAGCACATGATGGATACGCATCCTGAGTGGCAATATGCAGGTGATGGTGATGGCGAAACAGAATATGCCATTTTTGACTTCCTTCTTATTGATGGGCAGTATATTGGTGAAGACTATGCCTTTTGCCGTCGCGCCCGCGAAGAAGGATTTAAGATTTATTTGGATCCAATGATTAGTTTGCCGCACATTGGTACAAAAGAATTCACCCGTAACTTTGAACAAGACGCTTTGATGCCTCTCATAAAAGATCACGCAAAGCAAAAACTTAAAGTAGTAAATGGCTAAATCACCAGCATGGACACGCAAAGAAGGCAAGAACCCCAATGGTGGCCTGAACGCCAAGGGACGCGCCTCGGCGAAAAAGCAAGGTATGAACTTGAAACCGCCCCAGCCAGAAGGCGGCAGCAGGCGCGACTCCTTCTGTGCAAGGATGACTGGAATGAAAAAGAAGCTTACCAGCGCAAAGACGGCAAGCGATCCGAACTCGCGTATTAACAAAAGCCTAAAGGCATGGAATTGCTGAAATGGAACTTAGTTATATCTGGTCTGGAATACTAACTGCCATGCTTGGTGCGTTATGGTTTTTCATTCGTGAAAAATTTGAAGAACTCCAGCGCATTAGTATTTTGATAAACAAAACCCGCGAGGAGGTTGCCCGTGATTACGTTACTCAAACAGAAGTGCAGCGCATTACTGACCACATTGACCAACGCTTTAATCGCCTTGAAGCAAAAATTGACCAACTTATTCAAGCGGGGAAATGATGCCTAGCAGCAGTAAGAAGCAACACAATTTCATGGCTGCGATAGCCCACTCGCCAGCGTTTGCCAAGAAAGTAGGAGTTCCCCAATCTGTGGGGAAAGACTTTAACAACGCCGATAAAGGCAAAACGTTTAAACAAGGTGGTTCTATGGCTACAAAAGGTGTTAACCCATTTGCCAAATTTGAAAAATCCGGCAAAGATGTAGAAGTCAAAGGTAAAGGAAAAGAAGGCTCCAAAAAAGAAGAAGCTTTTGACCGTACCCAGATGATGAAAAAAGGCGGCGGCGTTAAAAAAATGGCTGCTGGTGGTTTTACTCGCGCAGCAGACGGTATTGCCAAAAAAGGCAAAACCCAAGCTGCTCAAATTAAAATGGCAAAAGGCGGCAAAGCCTGTTAAGGAGTTTAAACATGAAAAAGACTAAACGTTTTGCAGGTGGTGGCGGTAGTGGTCGTAGCTCTTATCAGGGCAACGATGATTCTTACACCCAAGATAGTGATTCAAGTGCATCAGATTCCGTAGGTAAAGGCGCTTTGTCTCGCCAATTGGCTGCTGCTGCCGCTGCTCGTGATGTAGATGTTCCTATGGGCGCTGGTCGTAGCCGCTCAGATGAAAATGCAATTTCCAATGCAACATCAAGCATGGATGACATGGAAGAGGCCAACAAACGGGCAGATATGTCTACTGCTGGCCCCCGCGCAATGCCTACCCGACCCGGGCAAAACAATAGCGGTATGGCCCCAATTGTTGCTCCTACGCGCCGCAGAGGTTTGGATATGTCCCCAAGCGCACCCAATGATCGTGCGGAATCCCGTGCAGCCCGTGATTCGGTTGCAAGACTGGAAGCTGAAAGCGGTCGTGCCAAAGTCCGTGAGCAAGATGCACGGATGAGTGCGCCATCTGCTCCATCAGCGCCTGTAGATGAAACTACATTGCCGCTGAGTGAGCGCATTAAACTAAGCCGTGAGCGTATGGGCCGTGGCTCTGGCCCGACAGATACTCGTTCCGTTAATGATCGTATCAAAGCAGCCTTTGGATTTAAAAAAGGCGGAACAGTCAAAATGGCTTCCGGTGGATCTGTAAGTTCTGCTTCTCGTCGTGCAGATGGCATTGCCCAAAAAGGCAAGACTCGCGGCAAGATGTGCTAAGGATTAATCATGGCTGATAAACCAATATTCCCGCCAGATCAGGATATGTCTAACGTATCCCCGGCAGATGTAGCAGAAGCTAAACAACGCTCCAAAGATACTACGGCGTATGACAAGGCAGATAAAACTCCGCCAAGTCCTAAACCCAAGAAAATGGCTGCTGGTGGTTCAGCTTCTTCTCGCGCAGACGGTATTGCTCAACGGGGTAAAACCCGTGGAGTATTTATTGCCTGTGGCGGTGGGATGATGAAATGAGAGCCAGTCGTGGCATGGGGGCTATCATGCCCTCTAAGATGCCAACAGGTGTACGCAAGGCGCGTAGGGATAACACTGACTTCACGCAGTACGCCGAAGGCGGAGAAGTGTGGAGCAAGCCTCGTCCTGAAAGCCTTGGCGCACCTAAAAAGCTCAGTTCAGCCAAGAAATCAAAAGCCAAAGCGGCGGCAAAAGCTGCCGGTCGCCCATACCCTAATTTGATTGACAACATGAGGGCTGCGTAATGTCTAGCTCCGGCACAGCAACGTTTAATCTTGACCTCACGGAAATCGTAGAGGAAGCGTTTGAACGCGCTGGTTCGGAGTTGCGCTCTGGTTATGATCTGCGGACTGCCCGTCGGTCATTGAATCTTTTGTTTGCAGATTGGGCCAATCGTGGCATCAATATGTGGACGTTTGAGCAAGGGACAATTAATCTTGTCGCTGGGCAGAACACATATCCAATTCCTGTCGATACAGTGGACTTATTGGAACACGTTATCCGCACGGGATCTAACACTGCATCCACTCAGGCAGATCTAACAATCACCCGGATCAGTATTAGCACCTACGCCACAATCCCCAACAAGATACAACAAGCCCGCCCGATTCAGGTTTGGTTTCAGCGTTTAGATGGGCAGACATCCTCCGTAGGCACAACGCTAAGCACAACCATTTCAGCCACAGACACCACAATTGTTGTGGCATCTGCTGTTGGCTTGCCAGCTACTGGTTTCGTTTTGATTGGATCAGAAACAATCAACTATGGATACATATCAGGGAATACCCTATATAACTGTTTCCGTGGACAGAACAACACTACCGCTGCATCGCATACGGCTGGAGTAAGCGTTTATACGCAGAATCTTCCTTCTGTAACTCTTTGGCCTACTCCGGACAATTCCACGCCGTACCAGTTTATTTACTGGCGTATGCGCCGTATTGATGATGCTGGCAGCGGAACAAACACAATGGATATACCATTCAGATTCTTGCCCTGCCTTGTGGCTGGTCTGGCTTATTACTTGGCGCTTAAAGTGCCAAATGGCGCTACTCGGTTAGATATCTTGAAATCTCAATATGATGAGGCATGGGAATTGGCTGCAACTGAAGACCGCGAAACAGCGGCTATTCGTTTTGTGCCAAGGCAAATGTTTATTGGTAACACATAATGCCTAATCAATTTGCTTCCGGTAAGAAAGCAATTGCAGAATGTGACCGCTGCGGGCAACAGTATTTGCTGAAGAAGCTAAAGACTGAGATAATCAAGCAAAGGAAATATCAACTGCTTGTATGCCCTGAATGCTGGGATCCAGACCAACCACAACTGATGCTTGGCACATTCCCTGTAGAAGATCCACAAGCTTTGAGAAACCCGCGCAGGGATACCACTTACGTTACATCGGGTAACAATGTAAACGGTTATCCGGCTGGTGGATCAAGGGATATACAGTGGGGCTGGTATCCAGTAGGTGGAGCTAGTTTTTTTGATACAGCATTGACCCCCAATTATTTGGTGGCAACAGCAAGTGTTGGTACGGTAACAATATCTGTTTCTTAGGAGTGAATTATGGAAAAATCTGATCTGGCCCAAGACAAAGCTATGATTAAAAAAGCGTTTAAACAACATGACGCTCAAGAGCACAAAGGCGGAAAAGGCACGGCTTTGAAGCTTGCAAAAGGTGGTAAAACCAATATGCAGATGCGTACCCTTGGGCGCGGCATGGCTAAGGTTATGAACCAACGTAAATCTTCGCGAGGTTAATATGGCTACATTTAGCAAAAAGATGATGGGCAAAGAAGTTGGCAGTGCGTCAACTTATGCCAAGCCACATACCATGACTGGTAAATCTGTAACCGTGGAAGCAAACCCCGGCAAGCCTTCAGACATCAGCAGCCTATCGACCATGAAAATGAGCGTAGGCATGATTAACAATGGTGATAGCACAACCAAAACCAGCGGCATCAAAGTCCGTGGTACTGGCGCAGCTACCAAAGGCGTAATGGCGCGAGGCCCGATGGCATGAACTACTCCCAGCTTGTAGTTGCGATCTCCGATTATGCGGAGAACACCTTTCAAACGGTGGATGTAAACCTGTTTATTACACAGGCAGAGCAGCGCATTTACAACACGGTACAGTTTCCATCGTTGCGTAAAAACGTAACAGGGAATATTACGGCAAACAACAAATACTTGGCTTGCCCAACTGATTTCCTTGCTCCTTATTCTTTGGCAATATTCCCTTATGGTGGTGGTGATTACACATATCTTTTAAACAAAGATGTGAACTTTATGCGTGAGGCATATCCCAACCCAACATCTACCGGTACGCCCAAGTATTATGGATTGTTCGGCCCAGCAGTTTCTGGCAGCACAATTAGCAATGAGTTAACTTTTATTCTTGGCCCAACGCCAGATACAACTTATTCGGCTGAACTGCATTACTACTATTACCCTGAGTCAATCACGACTGCCTCTAGCGGGCAGACATGGCTTGGTGATAACTTTGATTCTGTACTGCTGTACGGTTCATTGGTTGAGGCTTACACCTACATGAAGGGTGAGGCTGACATGATGCAACTGTATGACACCAAATACAGAGAAGCACTTGCAATTGCTAAGCGTCTGGGTGATGGTCTTGAGAAGCAAGACAGCTACCGCAACGGAACTTATAGAGTACCTGTCCGATGAGTACGATTGTCCAAACGCAAACTACCAGCTTTAAAAAAGAGCTGTATCAGGCTGTACACAATCTGTCCACAGACACGATTTACATTGCCCTATATACGGCTGCTGCCAATTTAAACGCTGATACAACTGTTTACTCCAGCGCCAATGAAGTTGTGGCTACCGGCTACACGGCTGGCGGTCAGGTTATGACAGGCGTTGCCATTAATACCGATGGGTACACGGCTTATGTAAATTGGAACAATGTGTCTTGGACTTCTGCATTAACTGCTCGTTGCGCTTTGATTTACAACGTAACGCAAGGCAATAAATCTATTGCAGTATTGGACTTTGGTTCTGACAAAACATCGACCACCACGTTTACAATCACAATGCCCAATAACACTGCAACCACTGCCCTTATAAGGAGTTCAAATTGATCGTTACCACCACCAAAGGCGATAT